GTTACCATATAGTTCAGACTATATCATCATCCCAATAGGATGTTAGGCACTCGTGGGTATAGTATATTCTATTTACATAGTTTCAATACCTAGTCGTTGAACCTTCTAAAACCATTTAAATTTTAGCTTGGCTGCTGATTGTCCTATATCAAGGAGTTTCCAGCAATTCACCTAATTTATTATCTACACATTACTGTATAGGTGCACTCACTTTTAATGCACATGACCCATTCTCATATTCAAATATTCTGGATAATCTCCAAACATTTTAACCATATCTTCATTATCATATTCATGTGATGTAGATACTCCTGTTCCTTTATCCATCAGATAGACAGAATCTATAGTACATAATAGTTCTTTTGGATTGGTTATATGACCATTTGATGTATACAGCAATATTGCTGACCATTCTACGTCATGTATTCTCTGGATAAGATATGCTATTTGTGCATATGCTTTTTGAGAAATATGCACAGTAACTTTATCTGGAGATGTAATTTCTTGATACCTAATATGTTCATTAGGTATATTATTATCTAAGCTCATACTAAATTTTTAAGTTTTACAAATATATTATATAAATATTCAGTAACTATAGCCACTATTTTAGGGCTTATTATTCTGTCAGGTACTCTATCTAATAAGTCATCAAGATTCTCCTCGTAAAGTTTCTGACGCATCTCTTTTCCTTTAAATGAAAATAATATTCCACTTTTAAAGTCTCCTTTTTTATATAAACCTTGTTCATCATCTTCCTTATAAACATGGCTTTCTATATTGAATCCTTCTAATCCCTTACTTTCATAAGTTATTGGGTCAAATTCTATAGTTAAGTTTTTTTCTTCAGAATTAGATTCAGATACTATTTTATTAAATAAATCAGTGTTTACATAAGTATCAAGAAACATTGTTAAATTGTAGATATTTATCTTTAATCCATCACCTGTATTAACCAAACAAGTTTCGGCTAATATCCTTCTATCTTCTGGATTTTCCAATATTTTAACTAATAAATTTTTTGCTATAGCTAATTCTGTACTACTAACCCTATTATTATTTAGAGTAAAAAACCTATTAGTTCCAAGAGAAGATATTAATTTATAAGGGCCTCCTTCAATACTTTCCCATTTCAAATATTCCCTAAAAATATATAGAAAATTTTCAAACTTGTAAAGATATCTATCAAAACCTTCTTTATTATTTATATAAATTTCACTTAACTCATGCTTGGACAAAAAAACTTCTCCTGTACCAAAACAAAAGCTACCCCATGCTTCTACACCTCCTGATAAATGTGAAAAAGAATAGCCACTAAGATATTCTTTTAATGATAAACTTCCACGAAATCCATTATAATTTAAATATATATATACTGTATCAGAGTTTTTATCAAGTATTCCTACTTTAATGAATACATACAAATCTTTTATAGTGTGTAAGCTTCCTATACTGTTAGTAACTTCTATTTTAGGAAACAGTATAATTATTTCTTGAGCATATAAATTTATATCTACATTTTCTTCACCATATACTTTTTTAGATATGTCATATAATTTAGGTAAAACATACTCCATTGTAGGAGAAAACTCTTCAGAATCTTGCTTTACAGGTGCTTCTTCTATTTGTACTATATCTTCTACTTCTTCCATGTGAATAAGGTTATTTGTAATAAAAATAGGGGAGGTATAAACCTCCCCTAAAACAATAAAATTATTAAAGTCCAAGTTCTTTTCTAATTCTTTGAGCTACTTGAACTAAATCTTCATACTCAGTCAGTGTAGAATGAGCATCAATATATTCTTCAAGTTTTTCTTGAAATTCATCAAGAAGCTTATTAATATATTCTTTTAGCTCTTCTGAATCTACATTAGCTCCACTATCATTCTTAGTAGGAATAAGCAATAATGTAAAATCATTATCTGGAATAGAAGCTTCTGCAAGTTCAACCGTTGAACCTGTTTCTCTAACAATTGCCTTCATAGTTCCAGGACTAAACAACCCCTTAGCTGTAAGATATTGTGATAATTCTCCCCAGTTACTTGCTGAAGTTTCTACTGTCTGGGTGCTGTTTGATTTTGTTGAAAAAACTAATACTTTACGCATATTCGTTTATTTTTTAAATTTATTAATTAATTAATTACTTTTCAATTATTTTGATAACTTCCTCTTCTATAAGAGAGAATAAATCATCATATATTGGTGTTTTTAGTCTTCTTCCAATAGAATATACACAGGAATTAAGTGATTCTATTAGATTAGTTACATTATTACCCTTGTAAAAAACATTTTTAATTTCAAATTCTGAAGGTGTTGGGGGGTATCCCGGATCACCATTTTTATAAGCATACAGCCCTGGTTCATCAGGAATATATTCCCCCTCTACTTCCAAACTAACATTATTTATGTCAATTGTTACTTCCATTATTAAGTATTTTAATAATTACACCCGGATTTTCTTTATCATAAGACCAGTAAGATTCTTCTATTTTTAATGGGAACGGTAGTACATATAAAATATTATCATCAGGAATTATGTTTAAAGCGGTCATCAAATCAAATAAAATATGAGTAGCATTATTAAAGTCCCAAAGATGTTTAGAACCTCTTATAAAGTGCATACCTACAAGTAGTGGATATGATTTACACTTCCTCAATGGCGAAAGTATCTCTTCAATATTATATTGTTGAGGTATTTTCTTAAAATAATATACTTGTTTTGAAGATGAAGAATACCCCTTTATTCCAAATATTCTTAACCATTTAGTCACTGTTTTAGGAAGATATATCCCCTTTATCTTCCCATTTTTTAGAGATGGAATGTTTCCTGGTACAAAGATAGTTATATTTTTCTCTGCATTTGGCAAGGTGTTTTTCATTTTTACAATATATTACTGTTCTACCATCATCTGGAGTAAACCAGAGCATTTTATCTGTATTAGGGCTTTTATTTATAGCATCATCAAAAGAATCTGATTCTTTTTTATCCAAAAATAAACGTTCTTTATCCTTTAAGGCTCTCTTTGATTTACCTTTTCTTTTAAAGTTTTTGATACGTTTAAGCATTTCTTCTTCAGTCATATTTCAAATAAAGTTTTAACAAGTTTATTAGTTTCTACAAATCTATATTTATGAATAAAATCACTTATATCCTTTGTATTTGAGCTTTCTGGTATAAAAACCATATTTATATCTTTGAATATTTCAATAGTTGTATTAGCACCGTCTTTTCCAGCCCTATCATTATCATATAATACATATAATTTATTAAAGCGTTCCTTTAATTTCTTATACATTGTATACGATATTATCTGACTTTCAGATTGTACTGCTATAGATGGTATATTAAATAAGCTTAATACTACTACATCTTTCAAAGATTTGGTTATTACAAGTTTATCTCCTATCCAAGGCAATGAATTAAATCCGAGATATTGCCATGATTTACAGTTACCTAACCATTTTAGGTTCTTGCTAAATGGAGAATATATTTTATAATATTTTATACCATCTTCCCAATCTACTAAATAACAATATGCAGGAAAGTCCAACATTACTTCTTTACCTTCTATATATAATGAACTTATTGGATAAATATAAAACCTTTCTGTTCTTGTAACGTCTATATAGTAATTATGTTTCCAATACTTTACATCATAATATAACCAATCCCTTAGTACAGGTTCAAAAAGCTTAACTCTGAATTGATTATCAATCCTTTCTGCGCCAACATTTTTATGAGTCTCTGGAATTCCCAGTATTTCAGGATTAGTTATATTTGCAATGTATGGTTTCAGATTTAATCTAAAATCTATATTAATTATACCCAATGCTTGTAAGAATGACATTTTATATTTTAACATTATATAACCAAAGCAATCAACTGCTTTGTTACTAGTGCCAAAATCTTTATACCATAATTTTTTATTAAACTCAGATATTACACATGATGGTGCGGAATCCTTCCTAAATTCAGATTTAAACTTCTCTCCTATTGTTTTAAAATTTTGACAATAGTATTTAAAGATATCATAATCTGTAATTTTATTTAGTATATTATCTGTAGTTAACTCTTGTTTTATTTCAAACATGGGTATAATTATATATCAGACCAGTATTAATTACCCCAGATACTCTTTGGTGCGTCTGAAACTTCAGGTGTATTTTCATCAGAATTAATTTCAAGAGGATTAAACTCCTGAAATTTATAAGAATTCTGATAATTAGGTTTAGATGTAGAATTTTCAAGGTTTTTATCCCAATACTTTGTAGTTGTGTTTCCAGCTCTACTAAAATATCTCGTATAAATACCCTGATACCAATTTCCATCGTTTTCTCTAACATAGTACAATACCTGAACTTTCCTGTCCTGAAACTTATTAAAAACTTCTCTTAATTCAGAAACATTTCCTGTAAATAATGCTTTAAAATTATCTAATTTTGCAACAGAATCTCTTCCGATGTTTAATAAAGATTTAATAAAATCAATAAGTTCAGGCTCTCCAGAGAAGGAACTTCTTGCTCCTTGTGGTTTAAACCATTGATAAGTAGCTAAAGCTGTTTCCAGATTTTCGGCATAACAACTTACACCAAAATCATTAATATACTGTGTACTACCTTTCTGACTTACTCTTGGGGTATTTTCCATAAAGAAAGCCATTTTATCAATTCTATTACTATCTTTAGACCTAACATAAATGTCTATTCTTACCTTATCATTACCAGTGGTATTATCCTTAGTAACATATAATGGTTCAGATTTCAAATTAATTCCTAATTTCTCAGCTTCTTCCATAGTAGGATTAACTGCTACCACTTGTACATCCGTTAATCCTGTATAAAGCTTATACCCAGTGTTTTCTGAACCTGCATCAAATTGTGCCATATAATTTATTTTTAGTTGTTATTAGTTATAAAAGGTTTTAAGATTATTCTTAATTTTGATTCTGCCATGAATATTCGCTTGTATTCTGTGTATCGGTGGCCCGCATGATTACTGGTTCTACTCTAGTAGGTTCTACATCATTATCTTCTTCCTCTTCGACAATTTCAAATTTAATTTGTTTAGCTTTCATATCAGAAATGCCCATCATAGATAAAGCTTTTTTGATTTGTCCTGCTGAAATATTATATTTCTCTGCAAGTTCTACTCGTGTCATTCCACTCTCAATGTCAAAGATTAACTGACTCTTTTTTAATTGTACTTTCATTTATTTAAAATTTATTAGTTACTAAATTAATTATATTCCATAGTATTCTCTAATCTTATCATCAACAAGTCTTAGTGAGTTCGGAATAGTAAACTCATCAAACATTCCAATTGGTGATTTAGCAGTTGACCTGTTGGCTTGTGTCTCAAAATAATGCTTGTTTTTACCATTAGTGTCCTTTTCAACACCGCCAAACAATACTATCGGTAGTTTACTCTCAAGTTTAATTTTTTCAAGTTTTTTACCATTAGTTATAAGACATTTAGATTCATTACCATCAACATCTGTATATAAGGTAACATGCCCCATAAAATAGATTATTAAATCATCTCTAAGCCCATTACATACAGAGATCAATTCATAAATATCTCTTGCTAAATCCATCCACTTATCATAAGTTAGCTTTTTAGATTCTAACATTTCCTTATCAACCATTATACCATTTACAGTATCAATGATAATTGACTTATATTGCGGCCCCTTATCATTAACAGCCTTTATTGTACTTAGAATAAACTGACTATCGGATGTTTCAAAATAATTAATTCCCTTTACAAACTTATCTGTCTTGAATGGAGACCTCTTTTTATCAGAATTAAAATAAATTGTTGTACTGAAGTCCATTCCCTTATAATCTGATGGGTTATATGTTCCATCTGGATTAATAACGAGGGAGGTACTTTTACCTCCCCCGGACATTGTAAATATTCCTACTGTTATTGCCATACTATTCCTTAATAGAATCAATATAAACAATATCTGTTGCATCAACAGTTGTTGAATCTACAACAGTTGAATCTACATTAGTTGTAGATTTCTGATTAGACTGATTACATCCTACAAATCCAATCGTGGCAATAACCACAAGAACAATAAATAATTTTTTCATAAGTTATTTTTTAAATGTATATAAATTTTTGTTAATTCTTCCTTCAAATCTTTACCATCTTTATCATGGATACTAATATTATTTTTAGTAAGTTCTACTAATTTAGAGATAAATTCTGTTGTAAAGTCCTTACACTCAAAACTGACACTATTTTCATGGAATACAGCAGGATATCCATTAATTACTACAGGAATTTCTTCAAAATAAATAGGCTCAAACCAGACGTCAAGTACAGAAGCTTTGGTAAGCTTTTCTATGCTAGAGAAATGATTTTCAACATTAATAAAGGTATTTAATGGACCACTTCCACATATATTATCATATAGAATAAGGGAGGCTGCCTTATACATTTCAGGTTTAATTAGTTTATAGCCAACAATTTTTTTACTCATAATTTCTTCTTTTAGAACGTATTTCTTAAATTGTTCAAATGTAATCCTTGTATGGCTACCTTCTACACTAGAGATAAGATTCCAATATTTTTCACTGCTTAAAGCCGAATCGGAATAAGAAGAAATATGGTATCCTCCCCTCCACTTACATAAAACTTCATCTTCTTCCTTATTTTTAGGAACAATATACCACTTCTCAGGTAAAATACCTTCTTGAAGTCTATATTCTTCTTCAGTTACTTCTTGCATTAGATGTCCTGCGGTATTGTGAGGGTATAACCACTGTGCCAACATTTTCCCTTTAACTACAATAGTTTCTGGGTATATCTTACCTATTTCAAAAGATGTCCACACTCTTTGAGGGTCATCAATTAATTTATAATATTTCATTTTGTTAAATTTAAAATGGTAACTCTGATTCCTTGTGTTCATTATGTAGCATGTAAAGTAGTATTGAATAGTTAATTAAATCTTTAATACTATCTTCAATTGGCTCATTATTAGGTTCTTTGTCAGTACTTAATAAATTACCTAACCTTGCTACTTTGGTAGCAACAAGACTTAGACAATTTTGTTCAGAAGTAATTCCAACTATGTTACCTACCATTTTAAAATTTGACAGTCTATCTACACCGGAATAATCGTTGCCTTTTTTAAGTAAAATATCCCTTAGTTCTTCTACTAAAGTATTAAAAACTTTCTCTTGTTCTTGTTGTGTCATTTCTTACTTTTACAATATTCATAAACTTTTAATAATTCTTCCTTATCAGAAGGTTTAGGTAATTCAGCAAAGTAATTACTTGCCCCATCAAAATACAAATCAACTGCTGCATTAGCTTTACCATCTCTATTAAGAATAACAGATAATTCCCTATAGTTATCTTTTAGAACAGATAAATCATATCCTGCATAATCTACTATTTTATATCTATAAGGTGCAAACAACCCTATCATTAAGTTACAATCACGTCCTGTTAGCTTGTTATCGGCTAGTCCATCAGCAGATGATCTAAGTTTGTCTACTATACTATCTCCTTTAAGAGTAAATTGTTGCTTCTCTTGTTCAGCAGCTTGTTGCTGTATATTGACTATACAATATTTATATTTATCTCTTAAAGTTAAGCAGTAATCAGAACTAAATTTACTCATAGCCTGATGAAGAGTTTGTCCTTTTTCAGAGTGCAATAGACTTACATGGTCAGTAATGACAATAATAAGCTCTTCAGGATTATTAGGAGTGTAGTAATCTTTAACTCTTCTTTTAATAATTTTCCCGTCTTCCCCTTCCCAATCAATTTCCTTATAGCTCCATTTACCATTTTCATTAGCATATGTTTCCATATACTTAAAAATACCAAATGGATTTCTTATATTATCAATAAAAGTAACTCTTTTTTCAAATTCTTCAAAGAAACTTTCATAGTTATCTATAAGTGCCATTACCTTATCATCAATAATATCTCCTTTAAATACAGATAATAACTCTTCTGGACTTTTAGAAATAGAATATTCTTTAAATAACTTGTAAGATATTACAGACATTATTTTAGTTTCTTTAGACATTTCTAAAGAAAAATAAAATATTTTTGGTTTTAGATTAGATTTTGGGTGTTTTAATAAAAATTCATAGGGTTGATGTAGAAATAGAAAATCTCCAAGTTGAGTTTTACCTACCTTACTATTAGCTGTAACTATTACATATTTAGCACGCTGTATTCCAGGAAGCATTTTAGATAATCTTGGTAAATCCCAAGGAATTGCATTAAATCCTCCTGATTCAGCAGTAGCTTTGTTAGTTTTTATAGTCTCCTTAACTCTTTGAAATATACTCATAATCTATCCATTGTATCTTTAAATTCTACTTCTTCTGATAAATTATCACACTCTGCTGCTAAATTAGATACGCCATCTTTTTCTATAAAATAAGTAGCCTTCTGCATATAAGAATAACCCTCTACCTCCTTTCTTTTAATGTAGTTTTGAGTAGCTTTTAGAACTTGCTCATGGGAGTACTTATGTTTCTTAAAGAATTTCCGTAATTTATCAGCTATATCTCCCTCATTATTTCTTACTAAATAACCACCTGATTTAATACCTTTAGGAAACAAATTTCTTATTTTAGTAGCCAGTACAAATAAATCATCTACTGTAGCCTCACCTATTAATTCTAATCCTAATGGTCTTATAGATACATCCTTATATCCGCTTCCTATTATTTTGATAAGACCTATTTCCTCCAAAACTTTATACAATTGTTGGTAATCTTTCCATACAGAAGCTGTAATATAATTATATATAGTATCTTCATCTACTTCGTCAGAATATAATAGATTAACAAGAATAAAATAAAAACAATTTAATTTATTTCCTGGATGTTTATTATTAAATTCTATTAGTTTTTTAAAATTTATTGTCATATATTTAATAATTAATTCCACAATGATTTTTGATTAATTCAATATCCTCTTGTTCATACTTGTACATAGAAAGTATTCTTAACTCATCTATTGTAACTTCTTTATCAAAGTCAATTTTTAATAATTCTTGAAGAACTTCATAGTTAGATATATAATCACTACCATAATAGTCTTCTAATAATCCACAATACAAATCTAGTTCTTCTGCTGTCATAATTATTAAAATTAAAGGGGAATATTTCTATTCCCCATAATCATCAGACTCATCTTCAATCTCTCCTAGAATTTCGAGAGCTTCTTTTTCAGCCTCTTTTAGCTGTGGGTCAATAATAAACTCTTTAAAACATTGTGGACATAGTTGTTCACCTCCTTCAATATCATCACCCTCATATTCAGAGTGGCAACAATCACATAGTAATAACATGTTAAGTAGATTAATTTATTTTAATATTAAGAATCTATTTTAATTCCTGTAATTTCTTCAAATACACCAGCATCAAAATTTGGAAGAGCTTTTAATAATTTAATATCCTTTTCTGTAGCTTTTTTAAATGCTTTTTTCCAAGCCTCTTTATATGAATATTGTTTTAAATATCCATTATACTCATATGCTTTTGGAAAACTGATTTTTTCTTGATCTGACATATCTAAAAAAGAAATCCATTCAGTTAAATTAAGATAAATAAAATTAGGTTTTTTTGCGTTTTCCCAATTAATTCTTTTACAATTTTTATTAAATACTCTAATAATATCAGGAATATTTGAGTTAAAATAACCAGAATTATAGTTACCGGAATTATAGTTACCAGAATTATAATAACCAGAATTATAGTTACCGGAATTATAGTTACCAGAATTACGGTTACCAGAATTATAGTTACCAGAATTACGGTCACCAGAATTATAATAACCAGAATTATAATAACCAGAATTATAGTCACCAGAATTATAATAACCAGAATTATGGTCACCAGAATTATAATAACCAGAATTATAGTTACCAGAATTATTTATACCGCTATTTCCAATTCCAGAATTAGCTAATGTTAACATTTCATTCCACGTTATTTCTTTTAATATTGTAATTTTATTACAACATTGTTTATTTTCTTCAAGTCCTAATATTATTCCTTCTAATTCAACTTCACAAATTCTGTTCTGAATATCAAAAGAATAGTAGTTAAAACAATCAGATACCTTTAAACATGCATGGAATCCCCTTTTACATAAAATAGGCCTTTCCTGCATTTCATAAGTTTTACCAATTTCATATTGAAATCCACGGCATTTCAAATATTTGTCAAATACTTTATAAGCTTTCATAAATTTTGGTTTTGGCTTGTTGTAATATATATATATATTAATTTATATTTTGTTAATAATTTATTTCTTTAAATTTTTCAACTCAATAAATTTTACATAATCCATATTAAAATCTTCTAAGGCTGTTTTAATATAAGTTTCATCCTGAGTATCTTTAACATACATTACATATTGTTCTGGAAATGAAGACCTTAAGGTACGTCCGTGGGTTTGACTGAAGTACCTTAGTGTATTATCTAATTGTATAATCAGACCAACTTCAATATTTTCAAGATTAATTCCTTCTTTTAACATACCTGTTGCAAATAGTTTGTCAATTTTACCATTGTTAAAGTCTGTAATTAACTCAATACGCTTCTTTTTAGGTATTTTTGAATGAACGGATAATCCATTAGATAATGCATCAGATTGCTCAATAGAACCTGTAAAACATATAAACCTCTTATTATCTACATATTTGAGAAGCTCTCTTATATGTCTTGTTTTACAATTAGCTAAAAATTTCTTCCTATCATTTGCTAATTTTAACCATCTTATCCTATCAAACTCTTGCTGAGTGGAGAAATAGGTTTTTTTTAAAGTTTCAATTCTACTTGTTATTCTATCGTAATACTCTTTCTCAGTACACATTATAAATTTATCTCTTGTAAAATAGTACTTAAGATACTTGGATGTATTACTTAGCTCTACTCCAATGAAATATACTGTCGGTTCTGGAAGTATTTTCCAATCAATAGCCTGACTTAATGTTATCTTGTGGATATAGAATTTACCTATTGAATCCTCAATAAGTTCTTTTTGAGTTCTGGTAAGTGTAGCAGATAGTCCAATAAATCTTTTAAGGTTGCTTAAATGAATTTTTTGAAGTAATTCCAATCTTTTTTCAGAAGTAATATGATGTAATTCATCAAAGATATAATTCTCACCTTCTATATTTTTATGAAGAGACTGATAACAGAAGAAAGTTACATTATCAAGTAAATATTTTTTGTTGTGTTTTTTAAATTCCTCAATCCAGTTTAATTCGTGATTAGTTTCTGCAAGCACAATATTCCATTTACCTCCGTATAATTCTATAATCTGAATGGCTACGAGACTCTTACCAAGTCCCGTACACCATTCAAACATTATGTAATAATGTAATTTAGTTAATTCTAATCCTTCTCTTTGTATTTCTTCTCTTGTCATTATATAAGTATTTTTTTAACTCTTTTATATTATTAGATACTTGTAATAGTTTGTAACTTACATTATCATTGTCTGTATATTCTCTGTCAATTCTAATATTTAAGCTTTAAAATTTTAATTTGTACTGAGATTTAATCTGTCCAATAGTCAGATACTACTGAATCTACTTTTACAGGTATTGTTTTAATAACAACTTCTGCTGCTTTAATCATTGTATCTTCAAGAATAGGTTTCCAAATATCTACAAAGTCTTCTCTACACTCTGTTATAATTTCATCATGTATTGTAAGTAGTATTGTTACTGGATAATTATTAATATCAATAATGTTTTGTAAATCAATTAAAGCTTGTTTAGTCGTATTTGCATTTATTCCTTGAGGAATACTATTTTTGGCTGCTCTTTCTACTTCTCCAATAGTCTTAAAATTGTTTTTGTCAAGCTTAGGAAACCATCTTATTCTTCTATAATATAAATCAGTTCTTATATAACCAAGGTATACTGCTGTTCTTGCAAGTAAATCTAAAAATTCTTTTACTTTAGGAACTTTCTTAAAGAATCTTATTATAATTTTATCAGCTTCATCAATAGTAATTTGAGCAGTATCGGATAGCTTAAATTTAGACATTCCATAACTAAGGCCAAAGTTAACAGTCTTCTGTAAGAATCTATAAGATATATCAGGTTTAGGTGGAAAAGGTTTCTTAACATCTTCTATAGGTATATCAAATGTTTCAGCACAGAGAATTGAATGTAAATCTCCATCTTCTCTGAAAGTCTTTATCCATAAAGGGTCTTGTGAATACTCAGCAATGATGCGAAGTTCCATCCCTGAATAATCTGCTGATACTAATTTATACCCTTCAGATGCTATAAAACATCCTTTAATTTTTCTACCTAATTCAGAATGAGCAGGAATCTGTTGTAAATT